GTTGAAGAAACAGTAACTTATAGACATACTATTGAAATCGAATGTGATTATGTTGAGGGAGAATTGGAACTTGTTTTAGATGAAGCGGAGGACGAAATCAATCACCGTACGGATATAAGTTGTGTGTTAGACGCAAATGGAATTAAAATCATCACTTTTGATGAGGATGAAAACGGAGATTGGGACAACTTTGAATTTGCGAATATAGAGGAAATTACAGAGTAAAACTAGTTTTTGCTAACAGAAAGGGTGAAATTTATGTTTATGCAAGACTTAGGCTGTCACTGTGGCGAGTGCGATATAATTGATTACTGCAACGATTACGAAGACACTCCACCTTGCGAACAAGAAAGATTTGAGAATATAACAACGGACGAATTTTTAAAAGCAGCAGAGGTAGTACCAGGTGGGAGTAAAAATAAAATGTTGGACGCTATTTATAAATTATTAAAAGGATAAAATTAGTTTTTCATGATTGGAGGAGTTAACATGTTTACAGCTAGTGTTGTTTGTGATATTTGTAAATCAAGATTAAGTTATGATCATGTAGGCAAAAGACACATTAAAAGAGGGGCAAGAGAAGCCAAAGAAGCAAGGCTACACACCAAACCCCGAATACGCGGCCATGAGACTTTTAGAAATCGAATGGATGAAAGAAATGTTTCACCCCATCACGCGCGAACGTGTTGAAAATTTCCTTAGCTTTGAAGAGTGGGTTAAAAGGTAGAACAGAAACTAAATTGCGAAAGATGACAACTAACAAACATTTGATTGATGTAGCTGATGAAATGGCTGCCTCACTTCAAAAACTAACCGATGGGTTAGCAAAGGATGGTGTTGCGCTTGATGGGTTTACTGATGCGCTAGCCGTTCAGAATAAGTGGGCACAAATTAAATTAAAGAGGACTATTGAACTAACTTATGTTAAGCTTAAAACAAAAGGATTTATTAAATCTTGACTATAATAGGTAAACGGTAGAACAAAAGCATCTTAATCCTGGTCTAAAAGCCAGAACACTTAGGTTTGGTGGGAATTTAGAAACCATAGATATAACAGGTCAAGACTGTTCCTAAGTGGATTTTGATAGGGTGGTAGTTTATCTCACAGTTAGAGCTTGGAGAGATATTAATGGTGGTTTGAACTCTAAGAACCAGCTACCACTTAAAAACTGATTAATGATATGAACCATCAATTCTCTCTATTCGACTTCAACACCATGCGTCCAAAGGCTAAGGTTCCTATGAGTAAAGAGCGCATTGAGGAAGGCAAGCGCATGATGGCCGCTGGTGATTATGGTGGTGCTGCTGCCAGGATAAGAGAAGTCCGAGAGGCTTTGGAAGATTTTGAGAAAAGGATTGGTCAGAAAAAAGCCCCGTAGGTACACGACCAAGGGGCGAAAGGCTTAAAACGCGATGGAGAAAAAGCGTTGAACAAAAATAGCAATTATTCCCAAATTGGGACTATAAATTATGGAAAGACGATTATTCCTTAGAAATCTAGTGGCTTCAGCAATAGGGCTCGTGGCCTATCCTAAAATTGTAAAGGCAGAGGATAAAGTAGATGTCAAAAAAGAATTTTGGAAAAAGTATCCTTTAACCTATAGTGAAGCCTTTAAAAAAGGTAATTCCGGGGATGTTTTAGGTAAAAATGGTTGGGAGCCATCGTCTCAATGTATCATCGAAGATGGATTTATCTTGTTGTACACAACTCAAATTGTAAGACCTGGCGATCATTTAATAACAGATGTTTTTTACAACACTCTTAGAGTGGTATCTGTTTTGGATGAAGCTCTTACCGATATTGGATTTGTAACCAAGTACAAATTATATCCAATGGATAACAAGAAAATTTGTGGACGTCCAGTTATAGAGATGGCTAATGGGAAATTGAAATTGTTTAAGAAAGGACATCCGGTAATGCCTTGCAATTTTACTGTTGCATTCTCTGCTTTTGGCTTTGCCTCGCTAATTCCCATCGACTTGGTAGATTCATCCCTTTTATACCAATAATAGATATAGCTTTTCAGCATATCCCTTAGATCGGCATTGTTAGCTAGATTAGTCCACTTAGCCTCTACGGGATCGGCAATCCTGCCAGACGCAAACTCGTTAGCCAATGTTAGCCCCAACAAAGCACGTAAGAACTTAGGCTCGTACTTGTCGATGAACTCTTGAACGTTTCCGCTCATGTATTGGTTCTCGGTCTGTGCGATAGTCAGCTCTGCTGTAAAATCCGTTGGGGCTATTATTGTTGGCATGGTGTTTAATCTTCTTTAGATACTTTTGGTGCTTCGTAAGTTGCTTGACCTTTTTTAACAAGTTTTTCAGCTAATACACGATGAACAGTATGCTCAACATTTTCGCCTAGTAAACTTTTAGCAGTACCGTAAATTACGGTATCTTCTTTTGGTCTAACCAATGTACCGCCATCAACTACAGCGTTTGCCGTTGTTAATGCTTTGATGTCCTCTTGACCAGCAGGGACTAATTCTTCATCTTTATGTTTCTGTGCCATAATTAATTAAGGTGCTAATAACGCAGCTTTAACAGTTGCGAATGATGCTGTAACAAATGAACCGATGTTGTTTGTAGCAATATAATCCTTGAAGAAATTCTCCACGATAATACGCATACGGTTGTTATCAAAATCGCTAGATACTGAAGTAACAACTGTAGTTCCTGAAACTGTAGCAGTTGTGAAATCGATACCGTAACCTAAACGAATTGTTAACGCCTCTTGCTCAATCTTGAATAAACCAGATTCTCCCAAAGTGAAAGTACCAATAGTTTGATAAGTAGATGTTAAAACACGGAATCCCATCATTGTAACCAACCCTTGTGGATTATACATTGGAATCATCATGTAGTAACGGCCCTGCGAATCTTTCTCTAAAGATAATCTCCATTTGTCTTGTGGATGTATGATCAACAAGTCTGGGAAAAAGTTTAAGGTCTCAATTTGAGCAGCAACGGCACCAATAGCATCATAATCGTTTGGAGCTGCAAAAGTATCATCCAAAGATGTACCAACATATCCGGCCGCTTGGGTTTGTAAATCGGTTGTTAAGATAGCTGCGTAATCACGTAAAATCTTATCATTGATAAGGTTCTGAATGATTGTTAAGGCTTTCTTACGGAATTTAGCAAATTCCTCGGTAATCACATATTTTGCGGCTACCTTTTTAGCTTTTGCAAAGTTACGAACTAAAGCGTAAGAAACTAAAGGCTTAACGGCCCCCTCTGCTACAATAGCAAAAGCACCTTCACTATTACCCTCTTCCAACCATGTTGTGTACTCTTCTAATTCCGCAACAGTCGTAACATCAGCGATATCGAAAATATACTGTGTGCCTCTACGTTTTTTAACAACGCCATCGATAACGTTAAAGCTTTCGATCATCGGCAATGGATAGTTGTTTTCGTTAATCGTGTTGTCAGTCTGCATATTTGCAGCAGCACGAAGATTTAATACAACCTCTTTTTGGCTTCCCTTACCTTTTTCACGCATGATTAATTCAACATCAGAAGTTTTACCTTCCTCTGGAAATAATAATGAGTTAATAGAGCGTTGGATAAGTTCTTTTTCATTGTTTTCCAACTCACCAGCTCGGATATTCTTAACTTTTTCAAGTTCTCCAGCGATATTTTTAATGGTATTATTTAGCTTGTCGCCATCGTAAGCACGTAATGCCTCTAATGGTAATCCAGCTAAAGCGGTGGAAAGCAAAGCCTGAACATTATCAGCACTCTGGTAACCCCTTTTTTCAATCTCCGTTTTTGCGGTCTCTTTTACTTGTTCGAGCAACGCATCATGAGCAGATTTTTCTTCTACTGTCATTTTAATTAGTTTTTAATTGTGAAGTTAAATATTCAAAGTTTATGCTTCTTTTCTCCGTCGGCTTATCTTTTTCGAGTGTTTTGTTGCGTTGCTCAAACGGCTCGATTGGTATAAGTGATTTTTGTAAAGCAAATAATTTTCTTAATTGTAATTGATCCTTACGAGGAATAGATTTAATAAAATCCTCAATATCATCGTGCAAATCTTCTAACTGTTCTTTTGATCTGATAGCAAAAGTATTTGAGTCTGCGCCAATAGTAACCACGCTACCCTCAAACAAATCTACCTCTAATAAAACGACGCTATCGTCTGTTTCATCAAATTCGATCTTATCCCAAATATAATCAAATCCTACAGAGAATTGGTTTATAGTTCCAGATTTAATCTGTTTTAAAGCTCTATCCGCATTTGGAACATCGTCTAATGGCATTGTTTCGAAATATAAACCGTATTCATCTTCACGAAGTACGGAAAATAAAGCTAATGGATCGTGTTGATCGTGTTGCCAAAGAAAAGTAATTTTATATTTTGCTTGACTTTCTGGTCCACGTTCACGTATTGATTTAGCAAAAGCACCTTTAACAACTTTTTGGTTAAACATATTTTTAGCCCCCCACTTACATAGGTAGCCCTTAACAACACGTTTTTCTAAATCTAAATCAACTAGGTTGCCATCTTCATTTATAGCTGTTGTGCTATAGCTGATCGGTGCTGCTCGTTGTTTCAGCAGGAGTATTTGATCCTGTAGTTTTCCCATTTGATTTCAAATTTATAATATTTTTTACTAATTCTTGCTGTTCTGGCGATAAATCGAAAATCTTTTTTTCATAAATATCGCCTACCCCTTTATCACCGTCAAAAGAACGAATCCAATCGTTTAAACTAATCACTCCGTTCTGCCATCTTTCAAGCATTGTAGTACCGTTAGTTTTATCAACGGTCGCATCGTCTTTTTTATTAGATTTCAATACAGCTATATGGCTAAAATCCGCCTTAATGTACCTGTTTGGTATTGCAAACTTTTCGTTCCATCCTTGAGCGTACTTATTGGCATAAGGCAGAATAACATCGTCATAGAAAGCCCTTGTATCGCTTTCCGCATTATTGAATGTTGAATTGTCCTTTGATGGCACGAAGTGCTTGGGTACCCTTAAAGTTTTGTAAATTACGTTCGCATCGGCTAACGTTTCATCGAATGGCTGTAGTTCTTGAATGCTCATTGATGTAGATATATATTCTACAGGGGCAGATGATACTCCTACTTGGTTTTTACCCCTATGCAAACCGTATGTACCTTGATACTCTGCTTGAGCCTCTTGCTTTTCCTTACTAGTTAAGCTTATTAATCCGCTTGCATCTGATTTCTTGCTAACTAAAAAACCTAATGCACCACGTTTAACATAAATCACCCCCCTTGCCTCGTAAACAGGCAAAAGGTTTTTAATCGCTATTTCTGCGCCTTTTAGATCTGATTTGAACTTGTCAATTTGGTTGCCTTGCTCTAAATCAAACTTAATGAAAGGGATTACGTTTTTAAGGTCAAAAGCTCTTTCTCTATCACCTTCATTAACTGATATTTTATTTACAAAATCCTCTAATGATGTTGCTGAATAAATATCTACGTTCTTTTTCTTATCGATACGAACCTTATGAGTTGGCGCATTCCACCATGAAAGAACAGATCCGATTTCGTCTGGTAGTGTTGAGGGTTTATTTAGGTATTGAAAGTTTGCGCCCGTCAAAATGTCGTAACAAACAGATTGCCAAACAAACTGCTTCATCGTCATTAAGGGATTTGGCTTCTCGAATAATTTATTGAATGCCTTGTTTTTATAGTCTACAGCATCGTTTGTAGTTGAGCATAATTGCCATGTTGCTTCGGCTACTCTTGAAGCTATCTCATTAACAGGTGCAAATATCTCTGGTAGGCAATAGAATAATGTAATAAAGTTTTGTCTGCCATAAGCACCATAGAGAATATCTTCGATATCGTAACCGCCTCTAAATTGAGATGGCTCAATCTCTGAATATTCGTATTGATTGCCTGGAATTGGGCTTACTTCCCTTTCTATATAAACTTTCTCCGGAACTTCTATTGAAGATTCCCTAGTCTCAAGATTTGTTCCCCATGTTTTAGGATTATACCAGGTCATTTACGAATATTTTTTACAATAATACCAAATATAATTTAAACTTTGTTCATACCAAATAAATGAGCGAAATTTTGCTCGTAGTACGTAGCAGCCATCTCGCATAAATCGGGGGCGTCATCGTGTTTATTTCCTTTTCCAGCCTCTTGAATCTTTAGGTAAGATGTTAGATTTCGCATAAATTTAGCGTATTGTGGGTAATCCTCCCAATCGTGCCTAAATACAAAGTTATTGCGTATAAAAGAAGCCCTATTCAGTATCCTGCTTGGCTTACTTGTTCGCGGCCTTAACACCCTAAATTCGCCATCAAAGTTTATCCTATCCAATTCCTCACGAATACGTTTAGCGGTTTCGATCCACCCTAAAACACCCTCTATTCCTACTGATTTAGATTTATTTCGCTTAATCATACTTACCATTTCAAGCTCGTTATGGTCTGCACCTTCTGTATTATACAGGGCCTCGGTAACATAAATCTTGTCGCCAACCAATTTGAATGGTGCACCAGCAAAATCATCACCGCCTAAATTTGCAGGATCTGCACAAGTGTATGTAAAGTCGGGATCGTCTAAGGCTTTAATTTTAGACATATCAGCAAACTGCAATTCCTGTATAGGAAAGAGTAACCCTGCCTTAGGTTTAGGATTTTGCATGTGCTGCCTTTGAAAAACTATGTCATTATGTGATTCTAATGCTTTCAGTTCAACGATCGTATGTTTTTGGGGGCATAGTGCAGTTCCGTCTTCTTTGATGCTAGGTAAGCTTAAAACATGCCATAATCCTCCTTCTAATGCATTGCCTTGCTTACGAATAAGATAACCGCTTAGATCATCTTCGTGAGTTCTTTGCTGAATAATTATTATCGGTGTATTTCTTGAGTTTACACGATTGGAAATAGTACTATCATAACGCTCGTTAACCCGGTTACGCAAAGTTTCGCTGTCTGCATCGTCGGGCTTGTTTGGATCGTCAATTATTATTGCGCCGCCGAAATTACCCTTATTGCCGAGCCATGATTTAGATGTCGAAGTCGCCAAACCGATTACCTCATCTTCTAATTCAATATCTTCGTCTACTAAACCAGCTCCGAAACCTGTTATTTGCCCTCCTGTTGAGGTTGCATAAACTCCTCCTGTTTGTTCTGTGTACCATTTCTTTTTAGCCTTAGATGATTGTTTAAGCTTAACCGATGGGAATAATGTTTGATATTCATCTGAAACTACTAAATCCTTTACCGACTCTGAATTATCTAAAGCTAGATCGTCTGAATATGATAGATGAATAAATTTAGCAGATGGGTTAAGGCATAGGCCATAAGCGATAAATGCTTTTACTGCAAGTTCTGTTTTGCCGTACCTGGGAGCTATATTTATGATTAACCTGGTTACCTCGCCAGAAATAACTTTTTCCAATAATTCTGCTATTTGATAAAGATGATCCCATTTAGCCCATTTTCTTTTATACTGATGCTTGAAAAAATAACGCACAAAAAAAATAAAGTCGTCCTTGCATGCTACATGGGCGACTTTTAACTCTTTTATATTTTCAACTGTTAAAGTATCAATACTCATTATCAAATGATTTCTTTATTCTTGCGGCCTCTTCTGGTGTAGGCTCTACGTTTACGTTAATATTGTGGTTAATGTTTTCAGTTTTCTCAACATAACCTCGTTTTTTTCCTTTAGTTTTTAAATAGAAAATAATAGCGGTATCACTAGGAGGTAACGTATAGGTTGGATCTTCTTCATCACCTCCAGATTTGCCGAGCATTGTAATGCCGTTAATCTTTTCCATCAATTTAGATTCAACAAAGTCGATTGCCGCTTCGTTAACTTCATCAACAGCTAAGGCAAAAT